AAAATGCAATTCAAGCTTCTGCCGCTCAAGTTTCTGTGGCAACTTAAATAAACGCCACATCGCTGAAATCGTACTTTTATGCAAGGATCGCTTGCACTCTATATAAAAATAACATATAAATTCACCACTATACAAATTTTAAAAAAATAAATGTAGACGCGTATAGTCGACATCCCCTAGGGACTACATTTATTATATTCTAGGAGGAATATTATGGCAAACACAACGTTTAATGGATCAGTACGATCTGAGAACAATTTTAAAGTTATCAGTAAAGCTGCATCCACAGGACTAGTCTCTGATCGAACGATCGGTGACGGATTGAAAGACTCTCGAAGATATTATCTTGATGAGTATTTTAATAAACTTCCAGCTCTTAACGCTTACCTACAAGGCTCAGAAACAAAAGACTGGGGCAACATAGCGGATGGCGATGAAGAAGCAGAAGACGTAACAGTTACAGGCGCAGCACTAGGAGACTATGCGGTAGCAACAATGAGTATTGATGTTACAGACTTAGTTATAACTGCATCAGTAACAGCATCAAACGTAGTTACAGTTATCTTAAGTAACGACACAGGTGGTGCGATCAACCTTGGATCTGGAACATTAACAGTTAAAGTTTTTAAAGCTGGTTCAACAGCAACAGGTAAAAACAATAACTTTGAAGTACTAGGTACTAACATGACTACAGCGTTAGCTACTAGAAGTGCTACTTTTGCAGTGGTTACGCTAACAACAGCAGGTGCTGACGAAGACCAAGCAATTTTAGCTCCACACTTAGACAGTGGACAAACTGCTTGGACAGGTGTCAAATGGGGTACTGAAAACCAAGTTACATGGGAAGCTTTAGTAAGAACAAGTTCTGCTATTGACAACCAGAAAATTTGGGCTGGATTGAAATTAACGAATGACCAAGTGGTTGCAACAGATGCAAACCAAGCATTCTTTAAATTTCAAACAGATTCTACTAATAGTGAATCATTCACAGACTTTGAAAAACTACACTTTGTTCATAGCATTGCTAATACTGATTATATTAGTAGATTACCTATCACAGTAGCGGCAAGTACAAACTATCACTTGAAAATATCATTTGATAGTGACAGAAAACTGTCAATATTTGTAAATGGTGTTCAATACAACATTACAACTACATCTGGAAGTACAGGTGGTACATTGGTTACTCAAGGTAATACTAAATCAGCAGCTATAACTAACGATATAGATTTAATTCCATACGTTGGGTTAGAAGCTGGTGACGGTAACGCTGCTGTAATTGACGTATCTTATTGCGCAATTAGCAGATTGTTATTTGAATAATAGTTATTAACAAACTTTAGGATGGGGCTTCGGCCCCATCTAATAATCTTAATTAAGGAGGGATTATGGCAGACACAGTAACAGGACCAACAATTCTACAACAAAATGATGTAAGAGTTGTTATCAAATTAGTTCAATCATCAGACGGAACTGGTAAAACAACAGTTTTTGGAGATGTTTCAGCATTAGCTGCAAACGAAAATGGAGATTCAGTTGCGCATTTAAATCTACAAAGAATTTGGTTTTCTTGTTCTTCAGGTAATGGTTTTGATTCGTATGGCCGTTTAGATGAAGAAGATTCAGATGGTGATATTCCTATTTTAGGTTTAACAGGATCAGGCTATTGGGATTTTAGAGAATTTGGTGGAATACCAGCAGATAAATCTTCTAACAGTAACCAAAGTGATGTAAACTTTGTGGTTCCAGGTGCCGCTGATTCTGGAAACATTTATACGGTAATAGCAGAATTTAAGAAGTTATATTAGGAGGTAGCGCATGGCGAATACTACTTCTGGAACAGTTACTTTTGACAAAACATTTGCTGTTGATGAGATTATCAACGAAGCTTATGAGAGAATTGGTTCTCAAGTATCTTCCGGTTATCAATTAAAAACAGCAAGACGATCTTTAAATATTCTTTTTCAAGAATGGGGCAATAGAGGTTTGCACTACTGGGAAGTAGCAGAAACTAATATTGATCTTATTGAAGGCCAAGCTGAATATACTTTTTACAGAGCATCAGGTGATGGTACAAGTTCTTCAACAAATGCTTCATCAAGTGTTTATGGAGTAGCGGATATTCTTGAAGCAACACTTAGATCCGACAGAACAGAAACAGGTCAATCTGATTCTGCTCTTACAAAAATAGCTAGATCTGCTTATTCAGCATTATCAAGTAAACTTTCTAAAGGAACTCCATCACAATATTTTGTTCAACGATTCGCGGACAAAACAACTTTAACCGTTTATCCAACAGCAGATTCATCTAATGCATCTAAAGACTTACATTTTTATTATGTAAAAAGAATTCAAGATGCAGATGCAACTTATACAGACGCAACAGATGTTCCATACAGATTTGTACCTTGTATGGTTTCAGGACTTGCATTTTATTTATCACAAAAATTTAACCCACAATTAGTACAACAAATGAAATTGTTGTATGAAGACGAGTTAACACGAGCATTAGCAGAAGATGGTTCTTCAGCTAGTACTTATATAACTCCGAAGAATTACTACCCGAATATATAATGGCATACGCAAGAGGAAAATACGCACAGGCAATATCAGACCGATCAGGAATGGCTTTTCCATATAATGAAATGGTCAGAGAATGGAATGGAATGTTTGTTCATAAATCTGAATATGAAGCTAAACAACCTCAATTACAGCCAAGACCTCATGGTGGAGATGCACAAGCTTTACAAAATTCTAGAACAGATAGAACAGAAAGTACTGTAGCACAATTATTAATCCCTGATCCATTTACCACGTATGCAGCTTCATCAGGCATTATTAATGTTCATGTATCAGATCATGGGTTGACAAATGGATCAACGTACAGATTTAGAGGAGCACCAACAACTTCAGGCACTTATGGTGATCCTGGTAGTTTTGATGGTATAGCAGGATCAAATATTGCATATGCTTCAGGTTATGCTATTACTACAGGTAAGTATGTTAGCGGTGATAGAGACACGGATTTTACAACAGATTGGTTTTATTTTACAGTTAACACAAACACTGCAACAGCAGGTAGCGTGAAAGGAGGAGGGTTTCCGGTTTCAATAGGACCAGTAACTCTTAGTGCATAATGGCCGGATTTACATATTCAACACTTACAACAGCGATTCAGAATTATACGGAAGTCGGAACAGGTGTACTTTCAAGCACGATTACTGATCAATTTATAGATAATTCAGAACTTAGAATTCAAAGAGATGTTCCAATTGATGCAGATCGAAAAGAAATGATAGGAAATTTAACAGCTTCAAAAGACAATGTTTATGCTCCAGCTGGAACTTTATTTGTTAGAGGAATACAAGTTTATACTTCAACAACAGCAGCAACAGGGGCTAATAGCTTTTTAGAAAAGAAAGATATTAGTTTTTTAAGAGAATATGATGCAGCTGAAACGACTACTGGCACACCAAAATATTATGCTATGTCAGGAGGAGCGACAGGAAGTGGAGCTTCTTCTTCAGGAAGAATTACAATTGTTCCAACACCTTCTTCAGGTTTTATGTACAAGTTACATTATAATGCTAGACCTTTAGGATTGAGTTCAGCAAATACTACAACTTTTTTAAGTTTAAATTTTGGCAATGGACTTTTATATGCCTGCTTGGTAGAAGCATTTAGCTATTTAAAAGGTCCAATGGATATGTTACAATTATACGAACAAAAATATCAAACCGAAGTACAAAAATTCGGTGGAGAACAAATAGGAAGAAGAAGACGAGACGATTATACGGATGGTGAACCACGTATACCCGTTCAGTCTCCGACACCGTAAGGATTAAATTATGGCAACACTAACAACTAAAGTAATAGAAGAAATCACACTTAACAATAATAGCTATAACAGCGAAAGATCCTTGGATATTTCAAGTGTTAACGAAATTGTTAAAAGAATAGTTACAATATCAACAACAGAAACAGGATTATTAGGTTTTGCTACAGCTTCTTCAACAGATTTATCAAAAAGTTATCTAGCAGGTCAGTTTGATGAAGACGATGTTAGATATATTAGAATTACAAATTTAGATTCAACAAATCACCTTACATTAACATTTAGAGATGAAGATAGTACAGAGTTTTGTATGAAGGTAGACGCTGGCCACTCGTTTATTTATCCAGGTGATAATAGTGGTGGAGTTAAAGATACTATGCATGCAGCTGGTTCTGCAATTACAGTATCATTAAACGATTTAGTCGATATCACAGCACTTGCTGATACAGCAGCATGTGATGTTGAAGTATTTGTAGGGAGCGCTTAATGGCATCGAGTTATACAGATCTTGGTACCGAGTTAATGACAACTGGCGAGAATGCCGGTACATGGGGATCAACAACTAATACCAATATACAAATTTTAGAAGAAGCAATTAGAGGTTATGTAGCGATATCTGCTAATTCAGATCAAACTTTATCTTTAACAGACGGTTCTACAGGTGATTCTATAAGAAACGCTGTTATTGCTTTTACAGGTACATTAAGTGCTAATAGAACAATAACTATTCCTTCTGCAGAAAAATGGTGGATCATGGATAACCAAACTGCAGGAGCCTACACACTTACAGTAAAAGTATCTGGTCAAACTGGAATTACTTGGGGAGCATCTGATAAAGGAACAAAAATTTTATACTCTAATGGTACTGATATTGTTGATACTAATGTTGGTGGTGGAGTTGGTGCATTTGATTTAAATGGTAATGAATTAACTCTTGATGCTGATTCAGATACAAGCATTACAGCAAGTACAGATGATCAAATAGATTTTGAAATCGCAGGCGCTGATGATTTTACAATGACAGCGAATGCTTTCAATGTATTAACAGGATCACATGCAACTTTTGCTGATAGTGCTAATGCTAAATTTGGTACTGGCAATGACATGTTGGTATACCATGATGGATCAAATTCATATATTACAAATGCACAAGGAGCTTTAAAATTAGCAACAGAAACTTCAGGAATTGCAATTACATTAGGACACTCAACTTCAGAAGTTACAGTCGCAGATAATTTAACTGTAACAGGAACTTTAACAGGTACGCTAGCAACAGCTGCACAAGGCACTGTAACTAGTCTTGGCACTCTTACAACTTTAACCGTTGATAATATTATTACTAATGG